CTCCTGCAAGTGCTTGTTTTAGCTCATCTTCAGTTACATAACACTTCATAATCTGAGTAATCTTTGCATTGAACTCATTAAATGCTGCAATCATCTCTTTAGATTTAGGATTAGTAACTTTATTACCATCCTTATCTACTGCTTGAGTAACAGGAAATTGTCTGTAATTTCTTACAGCACCACCTGGAAACTCAAATGTAATATCCAAACAGTCTTGAGCAGCACCTTCTTTACCACCATTTGGGTTGAATTCAAACTTAGTCATAAATACTCCTTGATTAAGACCAAATTTTACTGAATTAGATGATTTCTCATCATTAGTATAACCGTACATTTTTATAAATTTATAAATGAAAAATTAATTTTAAATAAAAGGGGAAAACTTTCCCCCTTTACTATTCTTCTACAAATGGAGTAAATGTTTCTACTTCTTCTCTTGAAGCATTAACATAAGTTGTAGGTGCAGGAGTGTTGTCAACACTAATATCATCCACTAAATCAATAGGTTGTTCTACTTTTTTAGTCTTTCTGCCTTTGAGAAGTGGGTGAGCAAATACAGATTTAAGTTGACCAGTACTAAGATTGTACTTCTCTTTTATCTGTTGTCTTGTTTGACCATTAGTTAGGTCATTGAGGATTTCTGAAATTTTCAGTTGCATGATTTAAAAAATTAAAATAGTTAAAAAATTATTGTTTAGTTGGTTGCACACTATACACTAATATATAGTGTTTTTTTTCAATTTTGACTCTTGGTCTTTTCTTATTCTCCTTCATAATAATTGTTAATAAGTTCAGTAACTAATCCTAAATCATTAGAAATATGAAGTGGAAACATACCTACAGGTGACTTAGCAGGGTATCTACCATCAAAATTAGTTACAAATTGTTTTGTTGCTTTTTTAGTTTTGTTATCAAAGTCTTGAGAACCATATAAAACTATGTCAAATTTACCCTCCATAGTGATGTATTGGTCAATCATTTTACCTGCAGTCTTAGCTTTGTAAGTAGTACCATAAGTACCTTGAACTTCCTCGGGATGAGTAAGTACAATTACATGACCTTTAAACTTTTGGATAGCTTTGAATATCTGACCTGTAAAATAACCAATGTCTTGAAATTTATCAAAACCTGCTGTTTTAGCTTTATCCATGTAGTAATCTGACATAATGTATTGAAAGTCATCAATTACTAAAGTAGTAATTTCAGGTTTCTTCTCATTGAGAATAGAGATAAGACCAGCTATGTCTAAACCATTGTTGGTTTCTACATAATTACCACTACTGAGGTCTTTACCTTGAATGTGTTTGTAAGATTTCTTCCATCCTCTTGCAGGTAAATCTTTAGCACTTACATTTACTACAAAAGTAGTATTAGGATTTAAACCCTTAATTCCAAGTTCTTCACTTGGACAGATAGAAGTACTTTTTCCGAAACCTGATTCGGAAATAATCATAATTTTTGCCATTGTTATTGTTTTAAGATTTGAAATATAATTCTCCTGGTGCAAAATATCTATCACTATGTGAGTTTTCAACTATAGTAACCATTTGACCACTTTTTAATCCATTGATGTAGTATTGAGCATATTCATCAGTAGATTGTTTTAATTCTTCGATAACTTTAGTGCTATCTATTCTTGTAACTCCATACATTGGTGTATGAGTAAAAGCAATTCTGATATTAGAATCAGATAAGAGATTTCTGTAATAACCTTTTGGTGCTGTCATAATTAAATTGGTTTAAATTGTTTTACATTACCTTTCATTTGTACTGCCAAATGCATTGGACATTCTGTGTCACGAGATTCTACTAAATGGATAGACCTATAATTAGGATATTCTTCAAGAGCATATCCAAAATGTGTAGTTAATCCATATTTCTCATCAGTAGGATTAAAGAGTGTAAGCAGATAATCACATTCTTCTGATAGATTACCTGAATCTTTTACATCTTCACCTGTAGGATAAATATACTCACCATTAAACTTAAGTCTTTCTATATTAGAAATAGACCTATTAAGATGAACTATGTGTACAAATGTAAAATGACAAAAATTACGCAGCTCTACTGTGTATTCTATCCATTTGTCCATGTTTTCTTTCATAGAGAAACCTCTTTCTCTTTTAAGCTTACGAATATGGTCAGTAATAATTATAGTTCTCTTATCTTTGTCTTTAGGTACATAACCTATCAATCTTTGTTTTTTTACTTTCTTAGAGTCTTCTGTTGTTTCATATTCCTGAAATTGAAACTCACCATTCTGTTTAGCATAAGCAAGAATAGTGTTTCTCATACCTGTTGGATTATCTCTATCTTCTAAAAACTGAATTACACCTTCTGTTACTTTATGACCTTTAACGTCATATTCACCAAAGAGAGGAATAATTCTTGTTTTATAGATTGTAGATAATTTTTGCTGATGGTCTTTAGATACAGGAATAATTTCACCTTGAGCATCTTGTAGTTTACCCAATAAATATCTTGCAGACATAGGATATTCTATTCCATTATGCTCAACAGTATCAATTTGATAATCATGGTAGAAAAAGAATGATGCAAAGTCAAATTCTTTTTTGACTCTGTCAATTTCGTAAGAAAAGTAAATAATGTGGATTGGTATTTTATGTTCAAGACAATGTAAAATAGGATGAATAACAAATGCAAAATCTACGAGTGTAGATTTACCAACTTTTGGACCTGCAGCTACACCATAGATAGCTTTCTTTTGAACACCATCTATTGCTCTGTCTAATGGAATAAGACCTGTTGGTAAACCTTTGTTATTTCCTTGCTGACCTTCTTTAAATGCTTCTATGAAATTCATTTCATCATTTTAAGATTAGGGTCTTGAATTTGCTGTCTTTTAGTTTCCCACAATCTTTCAACCCATTGAAGCAACATACTGGTTTTGTAATTACCTTGACCATCAAAGATAAATCTTTCAGCCATTTTTACAAATTTAGGTTCTACTGTTCTAAGATACAAAGCAGTAGCATCTAATACATCTTGTTTTCTAACTTCAGGATTTTGTGCAAAAAATAATTTCATTCTTTGTACACAAGATTTTTTAATACCTTCTCTTTCTTTGTTCTTAGAAGCAAAGAGTTTACGATACTCATTGACCCACTCCCATACTGAATCTATGTTCTGTCCATCATATAATGCAATGTGCCATTCTATGGTGTTGTCTTTGTAATTTCTTTCAACTATACCTAAAGCATTTATTGCTCTAATTATAGGTTCAGGAATTATTTCAGACACACCATCAAGATTATGGTACACACCCATTAGATATAATAGTCCATAAGAACAGTCAACATTGTGTTCTCTGAGAAATTTTACAATTTCTTGATTGATTTCCATTATACTAAATTTTTAAGTGAAAAAGGGATTGAAAATACTAAATTATTATGACTTAATCAAATTTTCTGAAGCTAAAATTTGAATTTTTTCAGGATTTAAGCCTTGTATAGCTTTCTTAATCCATTCTTCATCAACTGTATTAGCATAATAGGTAATGTAGATTTCAGCTACATCATCTCCTTCTAAGTTACACATACGCATAACTTTTTGAATGGCAGATTCCTCTGAAGATTTCATTTGATGAAATATACCTACTTTAAGATTTGGAATTGTGATACCCATATTAGTCATTTCACACACAGCAAGTTTGTCAATCTCACCATTTTTGAATTGTTCTAATGTATCTTCTGTTGATTTAGAATGATAAGATTTAGCAAATGAATCTGCTATTTCTGTTCTTGCAGTAAAAATTAAGCATCTTTGGTGTTTCTCTATAATTTTCTTTGCTTTTTCTATTTTAGATTTAGCATTGTAAAGCATAGAAGCTCTTTTAGATGCATATTGCATTTTAACAACATCAAACTTTTTGTTATTCCAAGCCATTCTTTTAAACTTATCAAATTGAGAAGTAAGATATTGGTAATTTGCATACTCAGTTGTCATAAACTTTTGTTTAGCTGTACCTGCTTCTATATATTTATCTTTATTATCCAATGTAACAGGAATAAGATAAACCATATAATCAGCTACAATACCAGCTTCAATTGCTTCTTCTACTGAAAAAGTATAAATAGGTTTTAAATTTAGTTCTTGGTTAAGATATTTCATAGAATCTTTAGACAAAGAACCAGTTAAACCTAAAATGTGAGGTGAGTATTTTAATGCTTCTGTTTGTGCTTCACTAAGTGTATGTATTTCATCACATATAATGTAATGATACTCTTGTATATTTACTTTAGATAGACTTCTTTGATTGATAAGTGTAATGTTAGTTGTATCAACATCCCATTTTTCAAATTCTGTAGTCCAGGAATCTAAAATAGTATTATATGGTGCAGTAATTAAAATCTTTTTAGACTTTAACTTTTTAATTGCATCAACTACTATCTTAGATTTACCAACTCTTGGAGAAACATATATAATACCATTAAACTTGTTCTGAATTATTGCTTGTGCTGCTGCTTTCTGTACTTTTTCTCTTATTGATTGCATAAATAATTTTGTTAATTTGTGTGAGGTAATATTCTAAATTTAAATTCTGTATGATTTCTTGTTGATTTATAAGTGATAGGTTATTGCATGGTGTACATTTCCATCCACTTTCTATTTCAGTTTCTCTCCATTTTTCAGGATTCTTAGAAAGTGGTGGCATTATTTTAATAAGAGATACACCAGTATTAGTAACTACATATCTTGTAATTCTTTGAAGAGTTATGTCTTCTACATCTCTTGCTACAAGTTTATGGTCACGTTGTACTTTAGCTCTCATAAAGAAATTCTGTAATCCATTCTGTTCTAAATCCTGCATCATAAATTGAATTGGGTCTGTATTGTGCATAAAATAGGCAGAGATAGCTTCATTTATAATAAGACCTGAATGATTCTCATGTAATGCAAGTTCTGCTTTAGTTTTAAATGCTGCACCTTTTCTCTTTACTTTACCATTAGTATAAATAGCAAGGTAATTAGATACATCTTTAATAACCATTTTAGAATAATTAGCAGTTTCAAGAGTAAGAGAAGTAAGTTCTTCCCAATCTTTTATAATTTGATGGATTATTGGAAGATTAGATTTAAGTACTTTAATAGTAACACCATCTGTATTAGCCTGTAGTAGTTGAGAATGATTCATAAGTTGTTCTGCTAACATAGCTATGAGTAATTGACCATTAACAGTAATTGCCATAGTATATTTAGGGTCATAAAATGGTGAAAATTTAGAATTACTTTTACCATACACACCATTTAATTCAAGCTTAATAGAACTATTCCAAACATTTCCTTTAGGATATTGACCTCTTTCATTATATCTATACTCATATACATCACAAAATTCTATACCTAAATGCTCAGGGTATAGTTTGTTTTGAATGCCTAAATTAGGATAATACGAAGATACATCAATATCTAATATGTCATGTTCTTGGTCTGATTCATAAATTCCTGCTTCAATACAACCATGAATACCACCAGTACCAAATACAAATTCAAATCCTTGATGTACTATATTCAGATTAGCTTGAACACCTTTAGTTTTATGTACATTGTAAAATCCTTCTATGATAGAAAGTTCTCCAAATGGTATTTCACTAAAAGTTTTATAAGTATCTGTAATGACTTTAGATTTAAAATATTGTAGTAGCTTTTGAAATCCTTCAAACTCAAATGACACATAAGAAAATATAATATCATTCAGTTTAATCTCATTTCTTGGACTTTGAAGGTTAAGCTTTTGCTCAAAAGTTGGATTTATAGATGTTAATGCAAGTGCAAAACTCTTTTCACCCATCTTTGGTGAGTTATAAGATAACATATCAATGTTGTACTTAGAAGATAACTCTTCTCTAAGCTTAATGTCTTCTAAAGAATAGTTATATAACCTTTCAGTAGCTTCAATATCATTCCAACAATAATTTACAAGAGTATCAAATTGGTCTACAGGTACAGGTTTTGTATAATCAAATGGTAATTCTTGAATGTTATCCATATTGAATACAAATTCAAGTTCTTTGAGTGAGCATCTTCTATTATCATTATCAAAATGATGTAGTAGAAATAAATCTATTGTTGGTACTTTTACAAACTTCTTACAAAATTTAGAATACTTTTCATTAATAATGATTTTATCTGATTGAGATTTAAGTAGAGTAACTAAATCTTTACCTTTCAAATGTAAGTTTTCTAAGAATTTTTGAATAAGAAGATTATCATAGTTTTGATTGTTAAAACCTATTAGTCGGATAGGATTATTAAGAAATTCTACAAGTTCTTTTGTTTGTTGTTTTCTTGGACTAATCTCAAAACTAAATTTTTCTTGAGTACTAACATTCTTTAAACACACAAGAAATATATTAGGATATATTTCAATGTCATAAATAAAATCATTCATCATAATGTAAAATAAATTAACTAGCTAAAAAAATAAAAAAGAACACTTAAAATGTAAAATTACATAATAAGTGTTCTTTAATCTAATTAGAATTCATCAAAGTCATCCCAACCTTGGTTTTCATAAACTACAGCACCATGAATTTCTTCAAGGAGTTCTTCTGGAGCATATTCTTTACCATTGCCTCTTAAATCAATATCAGCTTTGGTTTCAGCTGAATAGAATGTTCTTTTGTACTGAATATTACCACTAGCATCAAGTATTAACTCTCCACCTTTTTCATGGCTATCTGGGTATCTTACTGCTTGATTTAAAGCAAAATCATCAATAGTCTTAAGACCTGTAGTTATTGCTCTTTCTTGATTTTCATCCAAAATTGGATAATTAGAAAGAATTTTATAAATACAAGAATTCTTGTTGTTAAGCAATTTTGCTTTAGCTTGTTCTTCATTAATATGTGAAGGAACATTAATCCAAGCAACTCTAGTTTCTTTAGAACTAAATGGTTTGCTTTCTGTACCAAACTCGGACTCATTAAATAATGAATCTTGTAAATTGTTGTTATACTTCTTTGAAGGATAGTATGACAACTTAGTAATTTCTTGTTTAACTTCTAAAGTCAAACTTTTCTCTTTTTGATTTGGACTTTTGTAAAGTCTAGAAAACATTACTGGTTTTCTCTTGATTTCTTCCTTAATTGCGTTGCTCATAAAAATTTAATTTAATGATGTGATAAAATAATAAATAATAAATATGTAGATAAAATAATTACGAAATATGGATGGAACTTATCATTCCATCCAATTAACACTTAAACTTAAAACTGAAAAACACTTATTATTAGTAAATGCCTAAATAAGGGGGAGGATGGGGTGGTGCAGGTTGCAAATATTTAAAGGAATTACTCACCTATTTCTTAAGATGAGTAATTCCTAAATGTATTAAAATATGATGTCATTTGTGATTGGTTCAACATCACTTAACAACATATTTTTGTTGTACAATTCTGATGACATAAATTTATCTATAATGTTGTCTTCAAAAGAAAAGAATTCAACTTTATAATATCTAGTCATTTCTGAATCACCTAAATAAGCACCAAAGTATTTGGTGTCCCAACTTGAAGCTATATGTGAGTCTAGTATGAATTCAAAAAATGGCAGTAATGCTTTTGTGTTGACATAAATTGTGTAAATCATAAATCTTAATGTTTTGTTAAAAGATAAAAAAAATGTTTAATTAGGAACTAATGTAATTTTTTAAGTGTTATTTTCATATAAATACAAAAATAACGGTGATAAATTACACGAACAGGAGTGAGGTATAATATTAAAACCTTAGTTATATAATTGGAAAGGATAGGGAGTCCAGAGGGAAAGGAAAACCTTGTAAAGTTTTTAAAAGAAAAAAGGTGGATTTCTCCACCTTAATCTTCTATTTCATAATGATAAGTTCTTTTCTCAGAATTGTCATTATCTATACTGTGTATTTTCTTAAATTCTTCCCAACTTATAATGTAACCATTTTGGTCAAATGGTACTTTAAAGTTAATTAAATCAAATGGGGATGTAGGATTCCATCCTTTATTTCTAAGTTCTAAAGAGTATTGTACTCTATATGCATTAAGATTTGTTTTAATGCTGTCAGGTTTAATGTCAAAATAATAGCTAAAGCACTCTATCTCATCATCTGATGAAATGAGTTCTGCTAAACAAGATTTTGATATTACAAGTGAGTCTATATTTACATCTTGAGATTTACAAGATGTAAAAATAAGAAAAGACATAAATGCTAAAATAAGATTTTTCATAGTTATCTTGATTTAAAATGGTTGTGTAAAATAATTATAAGGTCTATTTTCAAAACTTCCTGTTAGTAATTGCATTACTTCATTTAATGAAGATGCAATTTCAATTTGCCATTCACTATTTTTAGTGAGTTGAATGTGATAATATCTTAATGTTCCCATTGTAATTAGTTTTAAGTGTTAAAAAAAGAGATGGATATTACCATATATCCATCTCATTAAATTGATTTGCCATATCACCTAATAAGTGAGATGGTTTTCTTGCTGTTAAAGTTTCCCAAGTTTTATTGATATAATCTTGTAAAACTTTCTTGTCATAAGTTGACACATTATATAGTGTGTCATCAATGTAAATAGGTTCAGTACCTATTTCAACTGCTTCCAAGATTGGAAGTTTTATGATTTGCTGTCTACCTGATGGAAAAGTCAGGTTGAAAGTTATTTTCTGCATGTTTGTATGATTTAAAATTTATTAATAATTGCTGCTATTTTTGTAGTAAGAAGTAATTTTCTATATTCAAATATTAATTGAGAATTTTCTGAAATAATACCTTCACGAAGTAATGTATTAATTAGAATAGAAAATTGGCTGTCTAATGTAAAATCTGATGAATACATATTATATTCATGAATTTCAGATTTTAACCATCTGTAGCAAATGTTAATTGTTCCTGTAAGATTATCATCAACTCTTTCAGAAATAATTTCATCTCTTAATTCTCTTGCAAAAGCTGTTGGTAATTCTAAAGCTAGTGCTTGGTGATAAGCATTTAATGCTATACCATATCTTGTTTCTTTTTCCATTTGTTTTTAAATTTAATGTTTTTAAGTTGAAAGATAAAAAAAATAACAAGCAAGATATAATGTTACAAAACGTAATACTATATGTTGCTTGTTATTTGTTGACTGTTATACGGTCATCTCTTTTTCAAGTGGAGATTTCCTGTCAACATTTATCAGACATCCCTCATAGATGTCGCCTTCATGTATGAAAGCAATCTCTAGAGATTTGTCCAAGTCTTGTTGGACTTTAATAAAACGGCCATCAGGTAATAAGATAGAAATCTTATCTGTTTTGGCATTTCTACGAATGTCGAATGTTGTTACACCAAATGCTGCTTTGGCTTCAGTCAAAGAAAGAAAAGTTACATTGCTCATTGTTAATTAGTTTTAAGCATGTTTAAAATAAATGTCCCAAATAAAGGGGAGGATGAGGTAAT